AATCGGGTTCAACACCAGCACCTCGCCCGCTGCCACCGCCGTATCGGTGGTCGGCTCAAGCCTGGTGTATTGGCTGGTAACGGTAGCAATGGCGCCGTCGATCTCTGCCATGGCCAGCAGCGAAGTCTCGCTGCCCTCGGCTAGCACGGCAGCGCCCACGGCGCCAGCGATGGCAGTGCGGTTCCCGGCGGTATCGTAACCAGGCAACAGGGCGATGGAGACGGTTACCGCCCGCTTTATCGGGGCGATGACCCGCCAGTCGGCAGTTGCTGGGGCGATATTCAGCAGATAGGCCGCAACGGTATCCAGCACAGCTTGGGTCGGCAGGCGGTCGGCCAGGCCGTTGCAGATCGGGCGGACCACTACCGTCCCCATGCCCAGGACGTGCCGCTGGATCAATGCCCCGGTGACCGAAGGGTGGGCGCTCTTGGCCCAGAAACGGTAGTCGTCGTCCTTACCAGATCGTGCCCCACGGGTTACCACCGTGCGCCATTCATCGGCCACCCGGACGCGCCAGTCATCGACATTCTCATCCTCTGCACCGCCGGAGAGTCCAGACGCGGCGACGGTCAGGGTGCTGGCGCAGCCGGGAACAGGATCAATCAGGGTTAGGGTCTGCCCCGCATTCAGGTTTCCGGCGCTGCCGCTGGTGTTGCAGCGGATCGAAACGGGGGATGAACCGGCCCCGAGTTCAACGGCGGCCTGCACCGTGTAGTCCAGGCCGTTGGGGCCGCGCAGTTGAGTACCCGCAAGAAGCTGGGTGCCAACGGTGCCGGTGGCCAGGCTATTGCCGATAGAGGCAGTGGCATTCAGCCGATCAACGCCGTAGAGGGCAGCCCAGTCGTAGAGCCGTTCCAGTTCGCAGGTCAGGGGGGAGCATTGCTGGTCAATCCAATCCAGGTGCCCGTGCTGGCCATGACAGGAACGGCCCCAGGCAGTAGAGAGTGCTTTCCGCAGAACAGCAGGCATCGCAGCCAGGTCGGCATCGATGCGGGAGATCAGGTCGGGGTAGCTTGGTCTGACGTAAGCAGTCACAAAGGGGCTCGCACAATGAACTTTCGTCCATTGTGGAAGCCCGTGACTTCAAGGAAAACGCTGGAAATGTTTCCTGCCGGCTCTGGCAGCGTCACTTCCTGGATTGCTATATCGGTCAGCGCCGGGGCTCGCACCGTCAAGGAAGTACGCATCATGGCCAGGGCCTCGCGCCTGGCATCGCTGTTCAGCGGCTGGCGGCGCACGTACCACAGGCCGCTACCGGCGGGAGGATCGGCATACCAGCCGCGCCGGTCGAAGCTGTCATCGACCCGGCCGGCCGGGGCTTCGGCATCGGTATAGAGCGCCCCATAGACCAGCGTGGCCACCGCTGCCTCGTCATCGGCGAGAAGCGGGTCATCAAACTCCAGGTCGAACCGGCCCCAATCCGTCTGCACCAGTTTCAGCATGTCAATTCACTCCTGAGGTCGGCGATCCGGGCGGGGTGCTGGTATGGGTGTGGCCATCGCCCACGTCCTTTCCATTCACGGTAAAGCTGCCAGTGACATCGGCCCCACCTTGCATTTGTGCCTCACCGCCATCTATACCGTAGTAGCCGCCGTTGGAATTCGTCTTTCCCAACACCAGCAGATTGCCGCCGATCTTTGCATCCTGCGTCGTCTCGAACAGCGGGGTATCGGCGATCACCTTAGTGGCGGCCTTGGCCTCAATGATGCCGCCGCGCTTGATATGCACCCAGTTCTCTTCATCGTCATGAATGGCCACCTCACCCTCCACCAGGTCCATCTGGTAGCGCTTGTCGCCGATCACGATGGCCACGCCGTAGGAGCGGTCGCCTGAGGGGAACAGCAGATAGGTCTGACAGCCAGCCTTGGGCCGATAGGAATAGCCGTAGGGTTCCACCCGGTTGATGTTGTTCAGTGGCTCTTCCGAGAGGGCGCGCACCTGCACCTTGTCAGCGCCGACCATCAGGCCCACGCCCTGGGCGAACAGTAGTTGAAGACGTGTCCATATCTGGCTGCCGATCATTTCCCAGACCCCCTCGTTCCCTTCACCCCGGCCCCGCGCTTGGCCTTCTTCTTTTCCTCGCCCAGGAAGGCGCTCCGGTGCATTACCTGCAATACCGTCACCTTCCCGCCCTTGTCATCCAGGCGGAAACTCCGCTCGCCGATCAGGAACACGTCGTCGATGTCTTCTTGGGGAATGCTGACCCGTATCTGGGTATTAATCGCCCAGGGCTGAAACTCTCCATTGGCGTCCAGGTAACGCCATCCCTGCACCTCCAGTTCGATGCGATGGGCGCGCGCCAGTCTCCGATTGCGCTCCAGGGTTGCCCGCCGGTCGCAGCCGCCCAGGCCATGCCCGCTCCGGTCGGCCACGATATGCATGGGCCGGAAAAAGCTGATCCCGTCATCCTTTACCGCGCCCTTCAAGGCCGCATCGCTGGAGTAGTCGTAGCCCTTGACGACATAGTCGGAGAAACGCAGCTTGTACTCATCAAACACCTCATAGCGCTTGATATGCACCCCATATTCCAGGGCTGCCACCGGCGCGGCGTCGGTCGGCTTGGTCAGCACCAAGCCGCCGGAAGGAAGCGGGTAGAGCAGCAGATTGGCCGCCCGTACCGCATTGATGAGGGCATTGGCCGGTATCTCGCACTGCATGGAGAAATCCGGCACCACAGCCGTCTCTGCTTCCACCTTTACAGGCACTTTGAAGGTGGCGCAAAGACGCTTCACAATCTCGCCCAGAGTGAGGCCAGACAAGGTCTTGGAATACTGGCAATCAACCAGTTCCCGGCCCAGCGAACGGGCCTCCATGAAGATGGCGTGGCTTTCAGCATCGACTGGACGCCGCACGCTGTCGGGGCGGATTGTGTTTATCAGGCTGTCGCCGATCAACACTTCGATCACCGTGTTGGCGGTCAGGCCTAGCGAGTCCCCGGTGCCGGGACGGCTCATGGCCAGGCGTACCGAGGCGCATAGATCATCTACCGATTCCCGAATGTCTACCTTTTGCCAGAAGCCGTAGCGCAGGCTGTCAAAGCGGATTTCGACCACAGCCGAATCTATCAAATCAGCCATACACCTTCCCAATCACGAACAGCGGGTGGCGCACCGCATTACGGGCCAGGAATACCGTCTCATCCACGCCCAGCCGGTAGGCCAACACCACGGCGGGCAGCGGGGCCGTCACGTCGCGGGAGGTAGCAGGCTTCAAGTCCTGGGCTAGTAGCGCCTCAATCACAGCGGCGCGGGCGGCAACCGCTGCCTGGAACACAGGGTCTGGCAGGCTGGGCAGCAGAGTATCAATCGCGGTCACCACGCTGGCCAGCGCCGCGTCCCGGTCGGCCTCGGCCTGGTAGTCGGCCATTGCCACCTGGGCGGCAGCGGTCACCAGCAGGCGCGAACGCAGGGCCTCTTCCTGTAGCAGGTTGCGCCGTACCGCTCCATCCGTGGCGGCAACACCGGACAGCGCCACGGTACTCGTCGCCGTGGCCACGCTGGCAATACGGGACACCACGCGGGTCTGTTCTGCATCCGCCAGGGCGGCCATGGCAGACCCACCGCCCAGAGCATCCGAGAGGCTGCGTAGGGCGTTGGCGTAGGCCGACGGCAAGCCCATCAGTGTGGCCAGGTCGCCCTTGACTCCGGCGATCAGCCCCATGATCTGGTTAGCCCAAGTCAGGGGCAAGGTGGCCAGGGAAATCACCTGGCGCAGTCCCTCCAGCTTCTGATTCACGGCGGCCAGAAAGGCCGTCATTCCGTCGGCGCTCATCGGCTCCAGCTCGAAGTCATCCACCACGGCGTCCGCCATCTTGCGGGTACGGTCGATGGCCACATCCACCCGGTCCGGCTCGGCGGTGAAAGGCTGCTCTCCGCCCGGCACAAAGTCGATGCTGACCGTACAAGAGCCGCCCTTGTCATTGCTCTCATGCACCGACCAGTCATGCGCCCGCACCCACAAATAGCCCAGCCAGGGGTGAGTCAGCCAGTCGGCGCCCGGCTCGGCCAGCTTGGCCAGAAAGCCGTTGCGCTCCAGGTCGTAGTCCTTGCCGATGAAATAGGCGTTCAGCTTCCAGTTCCACGCCTTTCCGCCCAGGTCTTCCACCAGCGGTTCTTCTGCGCCGGGGTACTCATGCACCACCAGGCGACGGCCACCCTTGGCATCGTGGTTTTCAGTCAGGAAGTCGAAGCCCCGGAAAGAGGCCGTGGCCATCCGGTCCCGCCAGGTTTGTTCCGTGTCGGCCATATCAGGGCGCTCCGTTCCAGACGTTACCGGTGTTCATCTGCACGTTGCCGCCGCTGGCCTGCAAAGACTGGCCTTGCAGCACCAGGCCGGGCGCCAGGCCCACGGTCATCTTGGCATTCACGTCCAGGGGCTTCTGCTCGGCCGGCTTCAACAGGTCTTTGAGTCCTTCCCAGGCCAGGCCCAGGCCACCACCGACGGCAGCACCGATGCCGGTGCCCAATACCGGGACGACACTGCCGACCGTTGCTCCAAGGGCGGCACCGCTCAAAGCACTGGAGCCATAGCGGGTAATGGCAGAGTCTTCGCCAAAGCCCTTCTCCAAAGCGTATTCACCCGCAATAGAGGCGATGCCAGCGACCCCGCCCACCTTGGCCATCCGCATCGCGCCCTGACCGACCCTACTGGCTGTTGCCCAGGCGGCAGCCTTGCCAATCGCTCCACCACCCGCTTTTCCACCCATGGCCACGCTGGCCAGCCCGGCGGCACCGGCCAGCGCTGCAAGGGCGGTAGCTGCCAGCGTGGTGGTGCCAATCAGCAGCGGATGCTTGCTGGCCAAGTCGGAAAACGCAGCAGCAGCCTTACCGATAGCCGGAGTCAAGCCGTCCATGGCCGATTTCTGGGCCATGGCGGAATCTTCCTTGGCCTGTTCCATCTTGTAGTCTGCCGTGCTGGAAATCACCCCGTAGCCAATGGAAGTCTGCAACTTTTCTTCCGGGGCGGAATATTCCGCACGAACCTTGCCCAGTACGGTTTCCACGTACTGAGCGTTATTCATCAAGCCCAGCATAGCCATCAGCGACTGCTGGTTATGGAACACCTTGCCGATATTCGAGCCCTCCACCTGGGCCGACATCGCTTCCAGGATGGCGCGACGACCTTCTTTATCGTCGGGATCGGTGGCCTTCAGTTTCGTCTGGAGTTCCTGGTAGCGCTTGTCCTTGGCGAACACGTTATTCATCAGTTCGACCGTCGCACTCACCTTGTCGATGCCCCGCGACTGGTAGTCCAAATACACGGCGTCGATGTCTTTCATGCGCTTGTAGCGCTCGTCTTTCTTCCCCGGCGTGCCGTCACCCAACAACTGATCCCCCAGAAACTTCTTGAAATGGGGCGTGTTCAGTTCATTGAGCAAGTCCCGCAGGTTGTTCCCCGCTTCGTCTTTGCTCCCCGCCGTGACTACTGAGCCTTGGTTCCAGGCGGCCAGTTTGGCGAAGCCTTCCTTCCCGGAAAGGCCGAGGCTTCCGGCCATTGCCATCTGCTGCGGCAACCACTTGGCCATGTCCTTCAACTCGAAGCCGCCCGCCTGGCCAGCCGCCAGGGCGGATGACAGCACAGCGGGCAAGTCGTCGGCGGAAATCTTGAAACTCTGCTGGGCGCGGATGGCGATGGTGGCCAGATCGTTCGCGCTGGTGTTTGCTCCCGTGGCAGCCTTCATGATCCCCGGCAGCATCTTGATGGCGTCCGCATTGGAGACCACGCCGGAGGCGATCATCGTTTCCAGAGCATCGGCACCCTGTTCGCGGGTTCCACCACCCTGGCGACGGGCCTTGTTCACCGCATCCTCCAGGGTCTTCATGCCGATTTCTCGCCCTGCTGCATCGCGTTCTACATAAGCGGTGTTGGCCATGTTGGCTAGTCGGCGGTCGTAGCTCATGGTCCGTTCTGCCGGAGCCTTGAAGGTGTAGGCGGCAGCGCCGACGCCGGCAATGCCTGCCGCACCGTACCGCATCACCTTCTGGCCTCGCTCCAGGTTGGCGGCCTCTTCGGCGGCCTTCCGCTGGGCAGCCGTCAGCTTGCCCATTTCGTTGGTCAGTTGGGTCACCTTCTGCCGCACCCGCTCCTGCGCCGCCGCCATCTGATCGGCGGACATTTTGCCGGTGGCGGCCAGGCGGCTATAGGCCGCTTCGGTCTGCTGGATTTCGCGCTGAATGGCCCGCTCTGAGCGGATTCCCAACACCTCGCGGGCCTGGGAGAGCTTTTCGTAGCTGCTGCGCTGCCGGGCTGCGCCTTTCTCAGTGGCCTCGGCGGCTTTCTGGGCAGCCTTCTCGGTCGCGGTGGCGGTCTTGGCTGCTTCCTGCTGGGCGGTGTGCGAGACGGTCTTGATGCCCGCCGTCGCGCCGTCCCGCATCTTCAATCGAACTTCAACATCAACGGAGGACTGCGACGACATAAAAAAAGCTCCAGAACCGGGGGGTATCTGGAGCTTATCGGGGGCGCATCTGACGCGGCAGGAGGGAAATGTTTCCCACCAGGGGTATCTGGCTTAATCGAACTTCCTGCCGCTCATGGTGGCGGCCAAGTTAGCGTAGGTGAATAGCTTTGTCAGGGGCCACGCCAGAATGATCGGCTCGGGCTGGTTCAGTACCGACATCGCCAGTCCGACCGCGATCAGGATGCGAACTACTTTTTTTCGGCTGCTTCCTCGCCTTCTTCCTCGCCTTCTTCATCCGCCTTGATCAGGTCATC